TCGTAGTTTCTCCAACTATCGCAACTATCCTTGAGTCAATCCCAGGATTTGCTTCTGATGGTGATGGTGAGAAAATGGAATTTAACTATGGTATCCAGAAGATCGGTTCATTAAACAGCCGTTACAAGGTATACAAGAATCCATACATGACTGAGAATGTGATCCTTATGGGTTACAAAGGTGCTCAGTTCCTTGAGTGTGGTGCTGTATTTGCTCCATATGTTCCATTGATTATGACTCCACTTCTTTACGATCCTAATACCTTCACACCAAGAAAAGGTTTGATGACTAGGTACGCTAAGAAGATGATCCGTCCTGACTATTATGGTAAGGTTTATGTTTCTGGTTTAAATACTCTTTAATCCAATCCATATAATTTAACCCCGTAAGGTTAATAAATTAAGTCCAACCCCGTAAGGTTGGACTTTTTTTATATTTATATTAAACAAAGTTGCATGAAGGAACCTAATCGTGAAAGAAAAAACGACATTAAAATCATCAATGCCGTTCAGTTAAATGAAGAGCAAAAAGAAGCAAAGCGATTAATAGTAGAAAACCAAATTGTTATAGTAACGGGTAGAGCAGGATCAGGTAAATCATTAGTATGTGCTCAAGCCGCATTAGATTTTCTTAAGAAAAAACAAATAAGTTGTATTTACAATACAAGAGCAGCCATTGAAGTGGGTAAAAGCCTAGGCTATCTTCCGGGAGCATTAAGTGAAAAGTTTGACCCCTACATGGAAGCCCTTGTTGAAAATCTTAACAAATGTTGTTCAAATAAATCTGAAGTACCTAACCTAATCGAAGAAGGTAAAATTAAAGCATTACCAGTCCAGTTTATTCGTGGTAAAACAATTGATGATATTTTAATTGTAGAAGAGGCACAAAACTTAACTAAAGGTGAAATGCTAGCCATATTGACACGTTTAGGAAAAACAGGCAAAATTGTTATCAATGGCGACAACGAACAGACCGATATCAAATCAAATACAGGCGAAATAAACGGTTTATCTTACGCTATCGAATTATCTAAAAAAATCGAGGAAATTAAGTGGATTAAATTGAAAGAAAACCACCGTTCTGATCTAGTAGGTAAGATACTCGAATATGAATATGGAAAGTAGTAACTAACATATTTATACGTGTTAAATACTACTTAATGAGTGCTAAAGCAATCAATTTAAAAAGACTGTGGGATGAATATTACGGTGACACATCGTATTTAAATCCTGTTAAATGTAATACTCCATTTGAATATTACGATAATGACCCTGAATTTGTACGTGATGCAAAGAGTTGTACTCGTTTTGTAGCACAGCGTTTAGGTTCAAGTGGTTTAGGTAATACACAACTTAATATTAGTGATCTTACTGTGTATGCTGCTTTTGAAGAAGCAGTTACCACTTATGGTAACCTAGTATACCAATATAAAATTAGAGACAGCTACATCAACATTGAAGGGTCACCAGCTTCTCCTTTTAATAATAATACTGTTACTTATGTAGATAGTATTGATATAAACGCACCAGTAACATGGTCAAGAGCTAGAACAGCTAATTGGGCAGATGTTGAATTTAACCAAACATTCTCTCAATCCATTTCTGATGGAAATGTATATGTAATCTCAGCTTCAATATCAGATTTTGTTTTACCAAATGAAGACTATGTAAAGTCAATTACATTTGCAACTGAGTATGCTGACCCTATTTCAGGACAAACTATTGATTTAAGTACATATGTTTATAATCAATTAAATAGATTAGGAGGTCCTACAAGTGCCTCTGTAATTACCTCTGGTAATAATTTTGTTTATGTATTTACTACTTCACCTCAAATAGCAGGTGGATCTACTATATTTGGAGTTACAGGATCTATTCCTACTATATACATTCAAGATAGTTTAGAATCTGAATTAAATAATAAAATACTAAGTAATAACTTAGCTACATTAACAACTACTATAGGTGAAGACTATGCTTCTGAAGCTGGAGTAGGAGGGCATTATAATGTATTAACAGGATCACTTCAAATGACACCTGGGGTGCAGGACTATAACTTAAATGACTGGGCTGCTGAATCAGCATCATTAGATCCTGGAGATAGAATAGAAATTAGAAGAATATTTTATGAAGAACCACCAGCAATTGTAAGATATTTTGATCCATATGCTGGTACAGGTACTGGCATTCAATCATTACTTGAAACATTTGGATTTGGCCAATTTTCTCCTGGTATTAACTTCTTATTAATGCCAATTAATTTTGACGTACAAAAACTTCAAGCAATTGAATTCAATGACCAAATAAGAAAATCAGCTTTTTCTTTTAATTTAGTAAATAATAAGTTAAAAATATTTCCTATTCCTACTTTTGATAAAAAATTGTTTTTTGAGTATATAAAAATTAGTGATAAATTTAGTGTAATTAAAGATAACAGAAGTAATGTTGTAACAGATATTATGAACGTACCTTATAGAAATCCAATTTACTCTAAAATTAACACTGTAGGTAGAACTTGGATTTTTAAATATACTTTAGCATTATCTCGTGAAATTGAAGCACACATTCGTATTCAATTTGCAAATGTGAATATACAAGGAGTAGGTTCACTTCAAGGTAGTGAATTAGTAGCTGATGCTAGAACAGAAAAAGAACAATTAGTAACTGAGTTAAAGGAAATGTTAAATGAAACATCGCGAAAAGGACAATTAGAGCGTAAGCAACAAGAATCTCAATTCCAACGTGATACATTACAACAAATTCCTTTACCAATTTATATTTTTTAATGAAGCAATTTAAAGGAATACAGCAATATATTAATTTAGGAAACTGCGACGTAGCAGATTTTCCTGACGCTATTCCAACCGCTTCAGCAACAAAACCAGGTACTCCTACTCCACCCCCTTATCCACCAACAGGATCAGAAGTACCTAACCCTTATATAGATCAAGCAACACAAGCTGCAATTAATTTTTCCAATATGAAAGTTGGATATTTTAAAATTGATTTATATAAAACTAAAGTAAATATGTATGGTGAATCAACTGAAAAATGGTATTATCCTCCATTTGAAGTAAAATGTTTAATTGAAAGAGGAGAATTTGCTTATACTGATACTGAATATGGTCCTGATGTAAATCAAACTATAAAAATTATTATTCCTAAACTCAATATTGATGCATCAGGATTAAATTTTAACCCTGAGGTGGGTGATATAGTAACAGATCAAGAAAGATATTATCAGATTAATACAGTAGATAGATCATTTGTAACAATACCTGGAGGTACTGGAGCTGGAGCAACACTAGGAACTCCAGGACAAGTAGTATTATTTACTTTAAGTGGATATTTAACACATACAACACAACTTAACTTAATAAGATATAGCTAATGGGATTATTAAGCAAAATATTATTACAAGAAGGAATCACAATATTTAGATGTGATGTTTTAATTAAAACAGCTGCCGATCAAAATAAGGTAGAGATTTATAATGAAATCAGAGCACTAAACGGTGTTGTTGTTGTATCTATAGAACACAGTGATTATTTAGATGATAAAGCAACACCACAATACGAATATTCTTTACTTAAATTAAAATATATTGGTAGAGGAGATGCAAAATCTTCAATTAAAGATATTGGAATAGATGCTGTAACTAAAAACAGAGTTCCTGGCTTACTACAGTTTATTCCTAGATACCCAACAATTGTAAAAGTAGGATCATACTAATTATTATGAAATTAATAGATATTTTAAAAGAATTAAACGAAGATAGACAACCCGGGGATGAAGTTAATATTGGTAATTTAACTCCTACGGAGCGTGAAGAACTATTTAAAAAAGGATCTATTATGGTAAAATTACCACCAGATCCTAGTCGCCCAAATATTAGTAGTGCTTCTCAAGTAATTAATCTACCTAAAATGGACCAGGTTAAAAGAGAAATTATCAAAAACAAACAAGAATTTGATATGTTTACTTTCTCTTCTGATGAAGATATAAAAACTATCGCTAAAGAAATAAATGGCCTTTATAACAAATTATTTAGAGCAATGAATGCCCTTGATAAAACAATTAATCTTAAAAAAAGTGGTAGAATCTAATGAGAGATAGAAAACCGATACCAAGAAATCAATCTCAAATAACACAAGATTCCCTCTCTCCGGCTTATTATCAACAAAAACCGGATAGTAGTACTGTTTTTACTCATAATAGAGCATTAGAAGTATCTCGTAAAGGAGATAAAATAAAAGATATTGCTGTTGGTTTAAAGGATATTGATTATGCTTTAATGTATTATTTTCAAAATGTTATTAGACCAACAGTAACACAAGATGGAAATTTAATTGAAGTACCTATTATGTATGGCTCTCCTGAACGCTGGCAATCAGTGCAAGCAGATGGTTATTATAGAGATACTAATGGTAAAGCTGTTTTTCCTCTTATAATATATAAAAGAACAAATATTGAAAAAAATAGAAGTTTAGGTAATAAAATAGATGGAAATAAAGTGCATAATTTTCAACTATTTGAATCAACATATAATTCAAAAAACCAATATGATAATTTTTCTATTTTAACTAATAGAAAACCATCTAAAAAATATTATGTTTCTGTAGTACCTGATTATGTTACTGTAACTTATGATTTAGTTATATTAACTAATTTTGTAGAACAAAACAATAAACTAATTGAAGCAATTGAGTTTGCTTCTGATTCATATTGGGGTGATTTTAATAGATGGCACTTTAGAACATCATTAGATAATTTTGGTGTTACAACTACAATTAATAGTGGAGAAGATAGAATATCTTCTACTACAGTTAGTTTAAAAGTAAATGGGTACCTAATTGCTGATAGTATTAATAAAGAATTAGCTAATTCTGATTTATTTTTCTCTCCAGCACAAGTTAAATTTGGTCTTGAAACAAATACAGCTGATCTAGATACGCTAGTAACAGCTCAAGCACCAACAACAGCTATGGGCGCTGCATCATTTGCTGATTCCTATAATATAAATGTTACTACTCAACAATCAGTAGATATAGATGCAGCAGTATTAACTTATTTAAATACAAATAAAACACTATACGCTACTACTATTACATTAAATACAGCTACCTTTACTGGAACTTTCATTTCAGCTCCATCACCATTACCTGCTACTTCAGCAGCTAATTTTACATTCTTTGTAAATGGTCAATTAGTAGATAGTAATTCAATAGTTAGTTTTATTGATAATGGAAATGGAACTTGTACATTAACAGTTAATACAACTAATTTACAATATTCATTTGAAACTGATGATCAAATAATAGCAGTAGGTAAATTTGTATAAAATGGCACGATTAAAATTTAAACAAGTATTTTCTAACATATCATATAATAGTGGATCAAATCAACTTACTATTAGTGGTAGTGCAAATGCTTTAATTATTTCTGGCTCTGCTATTGTTACCTCTACTCCTTCTACTACAGGTTCATTTACAATTCAAAATGTTGATACATTTGGTGACAGTGGTAGCTTCCTTACGCTAGACCTAGGCGATTTTTAATATTTATTAATAGCTATACATATAGCTTATAACCGTTAGTATATACTAAAAGATGGCTAATCAATTTTTAAAACTTCGCCGCTCTGCGGTACCGGGTAGAGTTCCAAGTACATCATCACTTGATTTTGGTGAGATAGCTCTCAATACATACGACGGTTTAGCTTTTATAAAAAAATCTGGTTCTGCTGGTGAACAAGTAGTTACAATCGGTTCTACTATAGATACAGGCTCATTTGCAACAACCGGTTCTAATCAATTTAATGGTAATCAAACTATAACAGGCTCCCTTATTCAAGGATTAGAGGGGAATACAGCAACAGGAGAATACTCACACGCTGAAGGAAGTATTACTAAAGCAACAGGAGACTACTCGCATGCTGAAGGAGATAATACTCAAGCAATAGGAAATTATTCACACGCTGAAGGTCAAGATACAATAGCGTTGGGACAATATTCTCACGCGGAAGGGTGGAATACAATAACATCAGCTAGCCACCAACACGTACAGGGTCAATGGAATGCTACATCATCTGTGCCTGCAGCTTTTATTGTAGGTAATGGAACTGATGACGGTAATAGAAGTAATCTTATACATGCCGCAGGAAATGAAGTACAAATATCAGGATCTGTAAAAGTATTTGGATCAATAACAGGATCATTATTTGGAACTGCATCTTGGGCACAAAATGCAGTAACAGCATCTTATGTTGCTGCTGCAAATGTTGCTGGTTTATCTCTATTCCAAATAACAACAGGCAGTATAACTGCTAGTGTAGATGTAGATCCTAATAATCTATTTTTAATTAAATCAGGAAGTAACACTTATTTTAATATTGCTAATAATAGCGATACAACAATATCTAGCAATCAATTTATTGTTAGAAACTTCACTACTCAAAACCCTGTATTAACAGTGTCACAAAGTATAGTACAATTCGCAACCCAATCATCAAACCCTACCAACCCAGCAAAAGGCGGAGATATTTGGTTCACTTCAACAGAATTGTATGTAGGTCTAAACTAGATAATATTTATTAATGTATAATTCTAAAATAAAAACATAATGGCAACTTGGAAAAAAGTCATAGTCTCTGGTAGTGTTGCTAATTTAGCTTCCTTACAAGTAGACAACTTATTAAACGGTGTAGTAACTGGTAGTTCAAACGGCACCTTAGGTATTCAACCTATAAATGGTACAGGAAATATCGTAGCAACAACTGGAGCTACTAATGTTGTCATGTCTGGTTCATTTAGTGGTTCATTCTCAGGTACTATTAATGCTATAATTGCTACTGCATCTTTTGCTACAACAGCATCATATGCTTTTAATGCATCTAATGCTAGTAGTGCTTCTTTTGCTACTAATGCTGCTAATGCTACTAGTGCTTCATTCGCTACAAATGCCGCTAACGCAACTTCAGCATCAATTGCTGCAAATGCAGTAACTGCTTCTTTAGCATTAAACGCTAACACTGCTTCATTTGTATTACAAGCAGTATCTGCTTCGTTTGCAACTAATGCTGCAAACGCAACTTCTGCTTCAATTGCTGCAAATGCAGTAACTGCTTCGCTAGCATTAAATGCTAATACTGCATCTTTTGCTACAAATGCTGCTAACGCAACTTCTGCTTCATTTGCAACAAATGCAATTTCATCATCATATGCTCAATTTGCAAATACAGCATCTAGTGCTGATAATTTCTTAGTTAGAGGTACTTTAACTGCACAAACAATTGTAGCTCAAGTAATTACTTCATCTATCAGTTTTGTTACTGGTTCTACTAGATTTGGATCTATAATTACTAATACCCATCAATTTACTGGTAGTGTAAATATAAGTGGATCAATAACTGTTACACCAGGAGTAACTAATGACTTAACAGCATCCAGAGCAATTCAAGCAAATACAGCTTCATTTGCTACTAGTGCTGCTAATGCAACTTCTGCTTCATTCTCTACATTCGCCGCAACAGCAACTTCTGCTTCGTTTGCTACAAGTGCCGCTAGTGCAACTTCTGCTTCAATTGCTGATAACGCTGTTACCGCTTCTAGAGCATTAAATGCTAATACTGCTTCATTTGCAACATTAGCCGCTAATGCTACCTCAGCATCAATTGCTGCAAATGCAGTAACAGCATCATATTCTAATTTCGCAATATCTTCATCATTTGCAACTCAAGCAGCAAACGCTTCCTCAGCTTCATTTGCCACAAGTGCTTCGTTTGCTACTAGTGCTTCAATATCTCAATTTGCTGTAAGTGCTTCTTTCGTAACAAATGCTGGACAAACTGCTCAATCTTTAACATTTGGAACTGGTTTATCTGGTAGTGCTGCTACATTTAATGGTTCAGTTGCAGTAAACGTAGCTGTTTCTGGTGCTGCTTCACTATCAACTAACTTAGTTCCTAAATGGACTGGTACTGGGTTTACTAATTCTAATATTACAGATATTGGTACTCAAGTACAAATTGGAGCTGGTGCTTCAAGTGGTGTAAGTATAGCTGCAGGTGGTATTAACGTAACAGGTAACTCAACATTCAATAATAACTTAACTGTTGCTGGTGATTTAACAGTTAATGGTACAGCATCGTTTGTTAATTCAACAAACTTATTTGTTAAAGATCAATTTATCGTAATTAACAGTGGATCTAGCACATTAGCTGATTCAGGTATCGTAGTACAATATGCTACAGGTTCTGCTGGTCCTACAGGTTCTGCTTTCTTCCTTGAGTCTGCTAACACTAGTACTTTTGGTAGATGGGCAGTTCAATATGGTGTAGCAGGTACTTCTACAACAGTAGCAGCAGATGAATATATGGTAACTGTTAAAACAGCTCAAGCCTCAGTTCCATCAGCTGCTCCAACTTGGGGTGGTGCTACGAACGGTGATGGTAATATGTGGATTACAACAGCTGGAGATATTTTTATATATGCTTAATAAAATAAAAAAGTTTATGGGTTTTAATTCAAAAAACATGGTTGTGACTAATGATAATACTACTCAACAACCTAAAAATACTCCAGTTCCTCATAGCGAATTTTCGATACAGGAACTGGAGATTCTTTTAATTGCTTTAAAAGAATGTAATCTAAAAGGATCACAAATTGAATTGTTTTACAATTTAGTATTAAAAATACAAAATAAGTATTTAAGCCAAAAATAATTAAAAGAGGTTATATATTTATACCCACAACCATGTTGGCCCGAAAGGGAAGTAGGCATATACACGGCATAAGTGTATGTATCTAACCGCAGTATAAAGTTGTGAACAAATTGATATGCCAAACTGGAAAAAAGTCATTGTATCTGGCTCAGATGCCAGCTTAAACTCTCTTATAGTAATAAATGGTGTAACAGGATCTCTGTTAGGCACCGCCAGTTGGGCAAACAACGCAACTTCTGCGTCTCGAGCTTTACAAGCAAATACTGCTTCATACGTACAAGTAGCTGCTTCTTCTTCATATGCACTTAGTGCATCATACGCTATTTTTGCAGCAACCGCATCTTCAGCTGATTCATTTACAGTTAGAAATAATGCTGTAGTAACAGGATCCTTTACTGTAATAACAGGTAGTTTAATTGAATTCCAAGTATTACAAAATGGAGTAAGAATTGGTAATGCTGGAACTGATATTAGTACATTAACTGGATCTTTAAATATATCATCATCAACAGTAGCTGCTAACCTTCGCGGAAGTGGATCAGCAGTATTTTCTATAGATGGCACCTCAGGTCGTCTTTTCCAAGTAGATGATTCATTAACTGGATCATTATTTAGTGTAAATACAGCTGCTGGTTTGCCAATAATTGAAGCATTTTCTGATAATACAGTTCGTATTGGTCAATTTGGTAGACAAGCATTGTTTATTTCCCAATCAGCTGTTGGTATTGGTAAAGAAAATTTATTAAATGGTATTTTAGATGTAAGTGGAAGTGTTAATATAACTGGTTCACTTAATGTAAGTGGAAGTATAACTGGCTCTTTATTTGGAACTGCTAGTTGGGCTTTAAATGCCGCTACAGCCTCTTTTATAACAGGAACTGTAACTTCAGCATCATATGCAGCAACCGCTTCTATATTATTAGGAACTGTAACATCTGCCTCTTATGCTTTATCTGCATCATATGCAATGAGTGCATCAATTGCATTCAATGCAGTAACTGCATCACGAGCATTAAATGCTAATACTGCATCATTCGCTACTAGTGCTGCAACAGCAACTAGTGCGTCATTTGCAACTAATGCGGCTAACACAACTTCGGCATCATATGCTACATTCGCAAATACAGCATCTTCAGCTGATAATTTTAATGTAAGAAATACATTAACAGTAACTACAATTGTAGCTCAAACAATTACATCGTCAACTGATTTTGTAACTGGTTCTACTCGCTTTGGTAGTATTATAACTAATACACATCAATTTACTGGGTCCGTAAGTATAACTGGTTCTTTAGCCGTTATTGACGGGGTAATAAATAATTTAACTGCTTCTTGGGCTAACAGAGCAATATCTACTTCAATAGCAGATAATGCAGTTACTGCTTCAAGAGCATTAAATGCTAATACGGCTTCATACGTACAAGTAGCCGCTTCTTCTTCATATGCACTTAGTGCATCATATGCATTAAATGCATCTACTGCAACTAGTGCTTCATTTGCAACAAGTGCAGCTTCATCTACTTCAGCATCAATTGCAACAAATGCAGTAACGGCATCACGGGCATTAAATGCAAACACATCATCATTCGCTACATTTGCTATTACATCTTCGATAGCAGATAATGCGGTAACAGCATCTCGTGCATTAAATGCAAACACAGCTTCATTCGCTACATCAGCAGCAAACGCAACTTCTGCTTCAATTGCTGCAAATGCTGTAACAGCATCCTATGCTTTAGCTTCAATTCCAAATAATCAAATTGTAAGTGGTACTGTATCCGCTATAATAGATGTGAATCCTGCTCAAGCGTTTAGAATAACTAGTGGATCTTCTACATTCCTAACAATTAGTAGTAGTGGGAATGTTGGTATTGGGACTACAGCACCAAGTTATAAATTAGAAGTTAATAGTGCAAATGGTAGTATTGCTATATTAGGTAGCGGATATACTCTTAATCCTATACCAATGTTAATTGGTCAATACACAAGTACAAGAGGATATATTCAAGTACCAAATCAAGGTACTTTTGAAATATGGAATGGTGGAACTGGTGCTATTGCTGAATTTAAAAACAATTACCAAAGTATTTTTAATGGCAACGTAGGTATAGGTACTACAACACCAGCAACTCTCCTTCACGTATCAGGCACCACAGGCGGTGTATTTGAAGTAGACGGTGCTGCCGCAATAAACGCATTATATGTTAGTGCAAGCGGAAACGTTGGTATAAATACTACCTCTCCATCTCAAAAACTCCACATCAACAGTGGTAGTGTCTTTATAGTTGGTGGTTTAGCATCACTTGCAACTCAAGCTTATACCTCATCTGGTAGATTAATTTTTAATAATGATTTTACTGATGTAGCAAGAGGCCCTAATAAAATTACTTTATGGGGAGAAGGTGGAACTCCTTATGGAATTGGAATTCATTCTGCTACCACTGCTTATTACACCGGTCAAGACCACAGATTCTATAGAATGACAGGTACTGCTACTTCTAGTATTACTGAATTAATGGTAATTAGTGGTAGTGGAAATGTTGGTATTGGTACTGCAACACCATCAGCTAAATTACAAGTTACTTTTCCTGCAAATACCACCAATCATGTATTTAAGAGTGAAGCAGGAGATAATTTATTAGCATTACAAACATTCTCTACTACTAATAGAATGCAATTATTAGTAGGAGAGTATAATGGAACTTCTACTCCAAACATTGCAGCTATATCAGATACTAATACAGGTATACAATGGGCAGGAACTGATGTTTTAAAATTTGTTAATAATGGTTCTGAAAATGTAACTATAAATGCAGTTGGTAATGTAGGTATAGGTACGACAGTACCAGGAGCTAAATTAGATGTATTAGGTGGTATACAAGCAGCAATAATTAGAACGTCAGATGCATCAACACTTTATACAACCTATCAAGTTAATTCTACAACAGTAGTCGGATATATAGGAAATGGAAATGGTATAGTTAGTGCAGGTGGAATATCTAATTTTGGTATAAGATCAGAAGCAGATTTACTTTTTGCGGCAGGTGGAAATGCCGAGAGAGCACGCATTACTAGTGGCGGTAATGTTGGTATAGGCACAACAACTCCATCAGCAAAATTAGATGTTAGTGGTAGTACCGTAATCACAGGCTCCCTTACAGTCATCACCGGTAGCAATATTGAATTTCAAGTATTAAATACCGGTGTAAGAATAGGTAATATAATTACTGATGTTCATACTGTAACTGGTTCACTTGGTATTAGCGGTAGTGTAACTGCAACTAATTTTACAGGTTCTCTATTCGGTACCTCAAGTTGGGCTCAAAATGCAATAACAGCATCTTACGTATTAAGTGGTGCTGTAAGTGCATCATATGCCCTATCTTCTTCATATGCAATGAGTGCATCAATTGCATTCAATGCCGTTTCTGCTTCATTAGCATTAAATGCTAATACTGCATCATTCGCTACAAGTGCTGCAACAGCAACTAGTGCATCATTTGCTACATCAGCAGCAAACGCAACTTCAGCATCAATTGCAGCAAATGCAGTAACTGCATCACGGGCATTAAATGCAAATACTGCATCGTATATCCAAAATGCAGCTTCATCTTCATATGCACTTAGTGCATCATATACACTTAATGCTTCAACAGCAACTAGTGCCTCGTTTGCAACAAATACAGCAAACTCTACTTCAGCATCATACGCTACTTTTGCAGCAACAGCATCCTCAGCAGATAATTTCTTAGTTAGAGGCACGTTAACAGCTCAAACAATCGTAGCGCAAGTTATTACATCGTCTACTGATTTTGTAACTGGTTCTACTAGATTTGGTACCTTACTTTCTAATACACATCAGTTTACTGGTAGTGTTAGTATTACTGGATCATTAATAGTAAATAACACGATTTCAGCCACATCTGAATATAGACTTAATAATCTACCTTATGCAAGAGTAGCAACATTAGATTCAGGTGGTGGGTTTGGTGGTGGGTACAATTTCAATTGGAGTAATGGAAATCCAATACATGACTCTACAGGTGGTGTGTCGGCATATGGATATGCAACTGATGGAACAATAAGATTTTATGCATCTGCAAGTGCACCTGCTGGAACTGCTGCTCAAGAACGATTAAGAATAACCGCAGCCGGTAATGTTGGTATAAATACTACAACACCCGCATATAGATTAGACGTTGTTGGTAACGTAAGATTAACAAATTCAGCGGCTCAACTTATTATAGATAATGCTACTCATTCAGAGTTAAATTATGGAGCATCTAATTATTTTAGAGCTAATGGCGGCTCAGCCACTATAGTAGGACCAATAATATCACTTTTTAATGGAGTATCAGAAGTCTTAAGAGTAACAGGTAGTAATGTTGGTATAGGTACTACAGCTAATATAAATCAAAAATTAGTAGTACAAGGCACTATATCAGCTGCTAGCACAAATGGATACACTTTAAACGGTATAATAAATGGTAATCAAGTACTTACAGGTGAAACCTCACCACGCGGTGTAGCAGGATTAACAGCAGTAGGGGCCGCATCCTCCTTTGTTATAAAAACAGATCCTTTAGGTAGAGCTTTTGGAACTATTGGCCTTGTAGGAGCAGCATATGATGCAAGTGGTGGGGGAAGAAATGTGCTTGGCATTTACGGATATGCTTTACAAGACGCTCCATCAGGAAACAATACAGAAAATAAACCAATAGCTGGTCTTTTTATATCAGAATTAAGTTCAAGCGCTGGTTCTTCTAGTGCATTTAATGGTTCTTTATATGGTGTTTACGCATCAGGAAACTCTTCAGCAGCTTCAAGCAGTGCTGGTTCAATATACGGAATATCTGGTATTGCTACTGGTAGAAGTGGTGATACTACTTATGGAGGTTACCTTAGTGCTACTGGAGGAACAAATAACTATGGACTTATTGTTGCTAATGGAACTGTTGGTATAGGAACGGCGACTCCAACGGCTCTTCTTACTCTAGATTCAGTAGAACCTAGAATTAGAATGAATAGATCCGGTGTTAATCATATAATCATAAATCATGATGGTACTACAGGCGTACTAAGAACTGAATCGGCAACTCCATTAGATTTGGGTACTAATGGTAGTACTAAAATGACTATTTTAAGTGACGGTAATGTTGGTATAGGTACTACAGTACCTTCAAATAGATTAGAAGTTAATGTAAGCCTTGATGGAGCACAGAGAATAGCTATATTTAAAAATGGGTTTTCTACGGGTTATACATCAATTGCTATTGATAGACCTAACACAGCAAGATATAGTTTTATTGAACATACAACAGCAGGAACAACTGATTGGTATACAGGTACAGGATACAATGGTGGAGCAGGAAACTCATCATACCAAATAAGTACTGGTATAAATTTATCTGATTCTAAATTAGTAATAACAACAGGAGGTAATGTTGGTATAGGTACAACTGCTCCATCATCTAGATTAGCTGTAAGTGGTAGTATACAAGCTTATTTAGCAGATGCTCAAGGTACTGTATCTATAACAGTTGGTGAAGGTGCAACAGGTGCAACAGGTAATACTATTGCCTTAGAGACAAATACAACAACTAACACAACTAGAATTTATAATAGTGGTACTAGTACTTCTCTTAATATAGGATCTACAGGCACAACTTCCGATGTGTCGTTATCTTCAGTAAGAGATCTTTATTTTAAAGTAAATAATGCAGGTGACGTATTTGCAGGTACAACTATAATGTTTATAAGTGCAAGTGGAAATGTTGGTATAGGGACTACTGCTCCCTATTCTAAATTTACAATATATGGAGCTGCATCAACAAATACTTCTCAAATTAGTATAATAAATAGTGAAGGAGGACATAGCATTATCCGCTCAGGTATAGCTGGGCAATCTAATAATGGAACGTCATTTATAATAGCAGATGTAAATGGAGCTAACCAAAATACTGCAATAGTTATTGGAGCTAGTGGTAATGTTGGTATAGGCACTATATTACCATCTGCTAAATTAGACGTTAGTGGTAGTACAGTAATTACAGGCTCACTTACAGTCATCACAGGTAGCAATATTGAATTTCAAGTATTAAACACAGGTGTAAGAATAGGAAATCTAATTACAGATGTACACACAGTAACAGGTTCACTTGGTATTAGTGGTAGTGTAACTGCAACTAATTTTACAGGTTCTCTCTTCGGTACTGCTAGTTGGGCTAACAACGTTATATCTGCTTCTTATTCTACATTTGCTGCTTCAGCATCATATGCTTTAACAGCATCCCATGCTTTAAATGGCGGTGGAGGAGCAGGTGGACCCTCATCTGGAGCAGCATATACACATACTCAAGCATCACCTTCATCAACTTGGACTGTACCTCACAATTTAAATAATTTATACCCTGTAGTTACAGTTTATGATTTTTCAGGAAACGTAGTTATACCTCAAAATGTATCTTCGTCTAATGCAAATCAAACTATAATAACCTTCTCTTATGGAGCTACAGGTTATGCTACTGCTGTTGGAGCTGGTATTGTAAGCTTTACTACAGCATCATTAGCAACTTCAGCATCATATGCTGCTACTGCTTCAGTATTATTAGGCTCTATTACTTCAGCTTCGTATGCATTGACAGCTTCTGTTGTACTAGGTTCTATTACTTCAGCATCGTATGCTCAAACATCATCCTATTCTAGAAACTTTACTGTTGGTAGTACATTTGTGTTTGATGAAACATTAACAGATTATGCATCTGTACCTTCATCAATTGCAGGATCAAATAACCTATTTACTCAAGCAACAGGCTCTTATACTTCTGCCTTTATTAAATATACAGCTGCAAGTGCATCAAATGCTAGAGCAGGTGAAGTAATTGCTGTATGGAATGGAGGCACAACTCAATTTACTGATTTTTCAACTGTGGATGTAGGAACTACAACTGCAGTAACTGCTTCTGCTACAATAGTAACTAATAATCTTCAATTTAATATACAAACTAATACTTCAGGTTGGAATATTAAATCAATAATAACATATATTTAAAAATAATAATTTATGATTTATCAAGTACAAATGCAATTCATTCCAGGCAACGATTCAATTTGGGTAGCTCACCTTAATCCTGAAGATCCAATTTACGAATACGATAATGAGTCTGAAGCACAAACTAAAGCTGATGAATTACAAGCAGCTGACCTAACAGGAAGAAAATACAGGGTACAACAAATAGCTTAATATGGCGTTTGGGAATGGACCTAGAATAGTTACTGATGGATTGGTATTAGCATTAGATGCCGCTGATAGGAATTCTTATTCTGGTTCTGGTACTATTTGGCAGAACTTAGCGGGTAGTAATACAGGTAGTTTAACTAATGGTCCTACTTTTAGTACTGAAAGTGGAGGTAGTATTGTATTAGATGGAGTAAATGATTATATTAGTTTAAGTCAATCAATTCCTTTAACTAGTAGTTTTACTTTAAGATACATATTTAAATCCAATATAACTGCTTCATCAACTAATTATTTTAGAATATCTGAAATCTCAGCAGGAACTACACAAAATTCTATGTATTTAGAATGGAATAATCGCTTTATAATATGGAATACTTCTGCATCATTATCAGCATATAGCTTTTTATTTCCTTTATCTCCTGCATTTTCTTTAGAACAAAAATATAATGATTTTTGTTTTGTTGTAGATAGATTTGGAATTGCTACTATATACAATAATGGAGTTGCTTGTACACCTACAGGATCTGTAAATGGATCTTTTAGTATTGAATATATTGGACGAGCACAGAATGTATATGTTTCTTCTTCTATAGCTTCAGTATATTATTATAATCGTCCTCTCCCAGCATCAGAAATCCTACAAAACTATAACGCACAAAAATCACGCTTCGGCTTATAACTATGGGAATATCAGGTGGACCAGATATGATTCAAGACGGATTAGTATTAGCATTAGATGCTGCTGATAGGAATTCTTATTTAGGTAGTGGAACCGCTTGGACAGATCTATCTGGTAATAGTAACAACGGAATATTAACTAATGGTCCTACTTTTAGTAGTGCTAATAATGGAAGTATTGTTTTTGATGGAGTTGATGATTATGTTGAAATATCAAATAGCTCTACTTTACAAGTTAATAATTTTACTTTAGAATCTTGGGTTTATCCTATTAATAATTCCACAAATGGGCATATAATAAGAAAAGAAGGTTCGTATATTTTATCTCATTACTGGGGCGAAGGTACTAATCTTTTAGGAGTTTGGATGCAAAGAACTGGGGGATGGGAAAGTACCCACGCAAATATTATAGTCCCACTAAATCAGTGGGCATACATTGTAGGAACATACGATAATTCTATAGTAAGAGTATACTATAATCTTAATGAGGTTGCTACTACTGCAAAAAGCGGTGCAGTTAGAATCACTACGAATTCAGTTTTTATAAATGGTGCAATAAGTAATTCTGCTGCTCAAAACTATAATTGTTCATTAACAAAAATATATAACAGAGCACTCTCAGCATCAGAAATAAAACAAAATTATAACGCAACTAAAACAAGATTTGGATTATAAGTTATGGCAACACAATATGCATTTGGTAAAATAGTAACAAATGGATTAGTATTAGCATTAGATGCTGCTGATAAAAATTCTTATCCTGGTAGTGGAACTGCTTGGAGAGATATGTCTGGGAATAATAGTAATAGTACTTTAACTAATAGTCCTACTTTCAACAGTGCTAATGGAGGAAGTATTGTGTTTGATGGCGTTGATGATTATACAACAACAACAGCAGGTCAAGCATTTTACCAATACACAAACCAACTATCAGTTTGTTGGTGGATAAAAAGAAATGGAGATTTATTAACAGGTGCTGGTTGTGGCCAATCAACTCTTTCTCTAGATGACATGACATCTAATGTTTGGTTAATGCATGGTAATACTAATAATACAGTAACTTTTTACGTTAATGATAATGGAGCTTGGAAAAATATAGCATCTTCTATTTTAGATAATAATACTTGGTATTTTCTAGCAGGAACTATTAATACATCTAATATAATAATGTATATAAATGGAACTTTGTATGGTACTAGTACAGGAATAAGTACTGGAATTGTAAATAATTCAAATTCTGTAGTAGTATTAGGTCGTGATCCTAGGGTTAGTAGTGGAAGATATCTTAATGGAAGCATAGCTAATATTCAAGTTTATAACCGTACTCTCTCAACATCAGAAATTTTACAAAACTACAACGCACAAAAATCACGATTTAATTTATAAACTATGTCATACGAAAACAGAGAATTCATGATCTTCAATGTATCAGAATTACCACAAATTGATTTTACTCAAGTATTAGAAACATCTATTGATACAGTTAGAAAATCAGTAGATGAAACAAAAACATTTGTAAAATGGGACGGAACAACAATTCCATCATCAGTAGACTCATTAACCACTAAAGAAGGACCATACACCTACAACGAAATATTAGACATCCTCGCAACACCAGAATGGACAGATCCATCAGGTAGTATGATGCCTTAATATTTATACGTAACCCATTTCAGGGAAAGTGAACTGAAATAATATAATATGCCAAACGAATTTGTGGCCCGTAATGGCCTTATTGCTCTTAATAATGTTATAATTACTGGTTCTTTAACTGTTACTAACGGTGTAACTAGTTCTTTCTCCGGAAATGCAACTTCTGCTTCATTCGCAACATCAGCGGCAAGCGCTACTTCTGCTTCATTTGCTACATCAGCAGCAAGCGCTACTTCTGCTTCATTCTCTACATCAGCAGCAAATGCTACTTCAGCATCAATAGCTGCTAATGCAGTTACTGCTTCTAGGGCATTAAATGCAAACACATCATCATACGCTACCTTTGCTATAACTTCTTCAATTGCTGATAACGCAGTAACTGCCTCAAGAGCACTAAATGCTAATACTGCTTCGTATGTCCAAAATGCAGCTTCTGCTTCATATGCTTTAAGTGCTTCAAATGCTCAAACATCATCATTTGTTAATACACTTAACCAAAGAGTAGTAATAACAGATATATTAGCAGTAGCTACCTCATCAATAGGATCTACTGAAAGCACATTAATTGTAGGAACACTTAGTGCAGATAATAATGGTGAGGGTGGACAAATATTATTACAAGCAAGTGGAGGATTATACACCTCAGCTTCAATGCTTGATACTTTCCAGAATAGATTCAGAATATTAAGAGGAACTAATGCTAGTAGTAATGCTGAGATTTTTAATATTAATCTTCATTCTGGGCAATTTATATTTAATAGATACTCAGGCTCCGGTGCATTTACAGGAACGGTAGCTGCTAACTTAGCAGTTGATAGTGCCGGTAATGTACTTACTGTAGCCCCAGGAACTACTACTTCAGCCTCTTTCGCTACAACATCATCTTATGCCTTTAGTGCTTCTTATACTGCTCAATCAGGTAATGCTTCTTCAGCATCATATGCTGCCACTGCTTCAATATTATTAGGATCTGTGGTTTCTGCCTCTTATGCTCTTTCAGCATCATATGCAATGAGTTCTTCAGTTGCATTTAATGCAGTTTCTGCTTCATACGCATTAAACGCATCAAATGCTGTTAGTGCTTCATTTACTACTAATGCCGCCAATGCTACTTCAGCTTCAATAGCAGCAAATGCAGTAACTGCATCAAGGGCATTAAACGCTAATACGGCCTCATATGTTCAACTAGCTGCTTCCTCTTCATATGCTTTAACCGCATCTCACGCTTTAAATGCTGGAGGGGGTGGTCCTACAGTCTCAGCATCATATGCAGCAACGGCTTCTGTACTTTTAGGAAGCATAACATCTGCCTCTTATGCTCTTTCAGCATCATATGCAATGAGTTCTTCAGTTGCATTTAATGCAGTTTCTGCTTCACGAGCATTAAATTCTAATACTGCATCATATATCCAAAATGCAGCTTCAGCGTCATATGCCTTAACTGCTTCTTTTGCTTTAAATGCAGGTGGTGGTGGGGGTGGTACTGTAACAGGTCAAATTATATTAACAGCAGGTGGTGGATGGCCCTCCATTACATCAGGATCTAATCCACCAATAATAGCAGAAACACCAACTAATAGAGTTAACTTTTATTATATAGGATTTCCAGACGGCAGTCAAACATTTGCAAACTGGGCAATGCCAATGCCATCTGATTATAATGGCGGTACTATAACTGCAGTATTCTATTGGGCAGCAGGTAGTGCATCAACAAACAGTGTACGTTGGGGATTAGCGGCGCGGGCATACGCTGATAGTGATTTATTAGACCAAGCATTTGGTACCGCACAAGAAGTAACAGATGCAAACCAAGCGAATGATGACGTTAATATATCAGCAGCAACTTCAGCAATTACAATTGGAGGTACACCTGCAGGAGGTAACTTCGTACAATTTAGAGCTTTTAGAAACCCAGCGGATGCTGCTGATACTTTAGCGGCAACTGCAGAACTTTTATCGATAAGAATAACATATACAAGAGCTTAAAATATGCCATTAAATTTTGCACATGGTTCAGTTGAATGGTTAACAACAGATATATTAAATGCAACTAAAGTTGTAACAGGATTAGGATTTACTCCTAAAGCATTAAGGTTTTATTGGGTTGGTTTACAGTCAGCATCACCAACGGATGCTGCTTCAGGCGCAGTAAATGAAAGAAGAGGTGTTGGATTTGCAGTAAGTGCTGCAAGTAGAAGAGCTGTTGGTACCTTTTCAGTAGATAATGATAATGGTGGTGCTATGTGTGGTTCAGTTGCCAATGATGACTGTGTTTGTGTTACAGTTAGCCAAGCGGGTGCTGTAGACGGAAGATTAGATATAAATAGTTTTGATACCGACGGATTTACATTAATTGTAGATGATGTAACACCAGCAAACATTACAGTATTTTATGAAGCATGGGGAGGTCAAGATATTATAGCAGCTGTGGTAGGAGATATTGCAGAACCTGCAGCTACAGGAACACAAAACTATACTGTAGCTGGTTTTACGAGTGACGGACTGAATCAATGTGTTATGTTTGCTGGAGTACAATCGGTAAATGCTCTTAATACAGGTCAGAATCAAGATTCTGGTTTATGTGTTGGTTTTGCAACTTCCACTTTATCTACAAATAATGTTGTTGTAGTCGGAAACTCAGACGTAGGTTCTGACCCATCTGATACTGACGGATATTGTCAGCAAGGAGAATGTTTGGCACAAATTGTTATTGCAGGTGGTAATCCAAATGCAAGGGCAAACCTTTCAGCGTGGGGAACAAACCAATTTACTCTTAACTGGACTAATAGAGCAACTACAAATAGAAGAAATATTTTTTTAGCAATAAAAGGTGGAAGTTGGCAGGCATCTTCATATACAATTGCTGGAGACACATTAAGTTCAACTACCACAGTTTCAAACTTACCTTTTTTCTTAAGAGGTATATCACTTATTGGTAGAATGACTGCACAAGATACTGCAGGAACTTCAACAGCTCAAGATAGAATTGGTTTTGGAAGTGGGAGGTTAACTACTTCAAGGAATTCTGCAGGAGTTTTAGATAGAAACGGTCAAGACCCCACATCAATTAATACAATTTTACAATATAGTTCTGTTCTATCTTTTCCGAGTACTGGTGGCGGTGTTCAAGCAACTTATGATATAAATGCGTTTAATTTAAACCAATTTCAGATTATTGTTGATACAGCTGGTGGTGTAGCATCTGAGTTTCATGGTTATTTAGCTTTCGGTGATCAAATGTATCCAAGAATTCAAAGTATTGGGCATCCGTTTATAATTTAAAAATATAACAATATGAGTTACACTACAAATGATTTTATTTACATTAGTACAGAATTAACAGAAGAAGAATCTACTAAGATTGTTACTTTTGAATACATGAATTTTCTTTACTATGTTATATGTTTTGAAAATATTATTCAATTTATAAGAGGACAAAGACATGATGAACCATTAACAAATGGGGAAATGCCAACTTATGAACAAGGTTTAGAACATGATAACAGAAGAGAATTATACAATGGAGACCATCAACCATTACAAGAGTGGATTGATACTAATGGTTATTAGTAATATAATTTTAAAATATTTATACCAGATAATCACAATACAATATGTTAATAGATAGTGGATTTATTACAAGTTCGTTGAGAATAAGTGGTTCCTATACACAAACAGGAAATGCAGTGATTACTGGATCATTAGTAGTTACACAAGGATTTACTGGTTCTTTGTTTGGTACTGCGAGTTGGGCTAATAATGTTATATCTGCTTCATTTGCTACATCTGCTGCTAATGCCACTTCTGCTTCATTTGCAACAAGTGCAGCTTCAGCTACTTCAGCTTCAATTGCAACAAATGCAGTAACTGCATCTCGGGCACTTAATGCCAATACCGCATCATTTGCTTCATTTGCTATTACTGCTTCAATTTCAGATAACGCAGTAACTGCTTCTCGCGCTTTAAATGCCAATACCGCGTCATTTGCTACATTAGCGGCAAGTGCAACTTCTGCTTCATTCGCTACATCTGCTGCTAGTGCAACTTCTGCTTCATTTGCTACATCAGCAGCAAACGCTACCTCAGCATCAATTGCTGCAAATGCAGTAACGGCATCACGTGCATTAAATGCTAATACAGCTTCATTTGCTACATTAGCAGCAAACGCTACCTCAGCATCATATGCTACATTCGCAAATACAGCATCTTCAGCAGATAATTTTAATGTAAGAAATACACTAACGGTAACTACAATTGTAGCCCAAACAATAACTTCATCTCAAAGCTTTATAACTGGTTCTACTCGTTTTGGAAGTCTTATAGCTAATACTCACCAGTTTACTGGATCCGTAAGTATAACAGGTTCATTAGCTTTTTCAAACATCCCAGTAGGATCAACAGAAACTAATGTTGTTGTTGCTGATGCTAGTGGAAATATTAGATATAGATCAAATTTAAGTCTGCAAGGAGCTACTGGTGCTCAAGGCGCAACCGGAGGAACGGGTGCTCAAGGTGCTACTGGAGGAACAGGTGCTCAAGGTGCTACTGGAGGAACGGGTGCTCAAGGTGCTACTGGAGGAACAGGTGCTCAAGGTGCTACTGGAGGAACAGGTGCTCAAGGCGCAACTGGTGCAACTGGTACTGGAACTCAAGGTGCTACTGGAGCCCAAGGCGCAACTGGTGCTACGGGAACCGGTACACAAGGTGCTACTGGAGCCCAAGGAACTACAGGAGCAAGCGCAGGTATTACTTCATATACAAACTCAGGTGATAATAGAGTTATTACATCTGTTAATGCATCAACGATAAATGCTGAAGCTAATTTAATATTTGATGGAACTAACTTAGGTGTAGGTACTTCTAACCCACAATATAGATTACAAATTTCTGGAAGTTTAGGATTTGCTTCTAGCTCAGCTAGCTCTCTATTTGCGGATAGAGATTCTCTCTATAATAGAATATACGAACCAGCAGGTAACGTTGCCATGTATATAGGAAATGCTTCAGATCCTGGTAACTACTATGATAACACAAATCATTATTTTAGAAGCAGAGGTGGTGGTACTACATATGCAAATATTAATACTAATGGAAATGTAGGTATAAACACTACTTCCCCAGCTACAAAATTAGACGTACAAGGAAATGGTGTAAAACTTAGATTATCTACAGCAACATCACCAGCCACTTATTATTTTGATATTGAATCAAGATATGATTCCGCAGATACTATAAATTTCTATGGTACGGCCGGTAATAACTTATTAAAATATATTTATAATACAAACGCTTTAAATTTACAACCTGCAGGAGGTAGTATTGGTATAGGTACTACAGCTCCTACAGAAAGACTCCATGTAGTAGGAGGCAATATAAAAGTAAATAATAGTTATGCTGCCTATTTTGGAGACTCAGCTAATAATAATGGAGGTAGAATTTATGTACCCGCTGCAAGTAATGAATTTTTTATTGATCAAGCTAATAATGCTTCATTAAAATTAGTTACAAATGGTGGTACTAGAGTAACAATACTTGGAGGAGGTAGTGTTGGTATAGGCACAACTTCACCAGCATACGCTTTAGATGTAACAGGAGATATCCGAGCTACATCAGATGTAATCGCCTTCTCAGATGCTCGTGTTAAAGATAATGTAGAAACAATTACTAATGCCTTAGATAAAGTAACTTCTCTTCGTGGTGTTTATTACAATCGTAATGATATTGAAGATAAATCTCGTAAAGTAGGTGTGATTGCCCAAGAAGTACTTAATATATTACCTGAAGTAGTACAACAAGATAATAAAGGAAATTATAGTGTAGCGTATGGTAATATAGTAGGCGTACTTATTGAAGCAATTAAAGAACAACAAAATCAGATAAACGAATTAAAATATTTATTACAAAGCAAATAATATGGCAATAACTTACAATTGGAATTTTAATCCACTAGAATCATATCCTACAGCATCAGGACAAACAGATGTAGTATTCTTAGTGCATTGGCAAGCATATGGTGCTACTGGCTCATATCAAGGATCTTCAATTGGAACTCAAACAGTATCTTATGATACTGGTTCTGTATTTGTACCATTTGAAGAATTAACATACCAAACAGTATATAATTGGGTAAGTAGTTCTATGGATATTAATGCAGTGGAAGAAAATATAGCACAGCAAATTGAAAATCAAATTAACCCACCCGTATTAATTCAACAAGCCCCTTGGCTATAAAGTTTAAATTATGCCATTACCAAGTAGCGGATTAATAGATTTTAGCGATGTAAGAGTAGAAATGTCTCAAAGTGTATTTACTACTTATAGATTTAGTGGGTGGGCGTCTGGATATAATTCTGGGTGTATTGGTGCTGGCCCTAATGCTAATTATGCCCCTATTAATCTAATATCTTCGGGATCTAGATATACAGTGAATGCAGCATATGCTCCTCCTATTTCTATGTCTCAATGGTATTCATATAACCACACTGCTGCTATCAGTGCTTCTACAACAGCTAGTTTGTATAGTCATTGGGGTGGTAATATTAATTGTAGCACATATACATCTATGATACCCATTGATGTTGGTATAACAAATGCAACTTTAAGTCTTAATATATCAGGTAGTCCTATTACAGAAAGTAGTGGAGATACAGGATGTTGGATGATATTTTATGGAACACCATGGAATGTTGATGGAAGTTCTAATGCTAATATATCTGACTGCTCAGGCTTTGTATACTCAGGGGGGGCTATTCTTATAGCAAGTGCATCTATAAGAAATGATGTTAATAGAACAATAACATATAATTACACATATAATTTTGCCTCAGGAAGTTATGTATATTATGTAGTAGTTCGTAATACTACTGGGTGTTACTGTGATCCATCCCAATGTTAATCTAAAATATTAAAATAAAAACTTATGCCTCCTTCATTAAAAATATGGGTTAGATACACATATGCTGGTCCTTTCACAATAAATTTATATGGTAAATTAACTACTACTGGGTTGCCAATTACACTCCAGTATTCAACAGATGGAGGAACCAATTGGGAAAATGCTGGAAGTAGTTTTGATAGCACTTCTTGTGATTTAAGAGCATCAATTGAGGTTACAGCAGGACCTGGTGTTAGTGTAAGAGGGTGGGATGGAGCTAATTCTTATCCTATATCCAGAGCACTTGATTCTACTACGTGTCCTGCTGCTGGAGCAGGATGTACTGCTTTAATTACTACTACTTCTGGTGTTAGTAGAAATGTTGCTACTACAGTAGATACACTTGCTTCTCCTTGTCCTTAATAAAAATAAATTTGGTTGGTTTCTACTTTCTTTATATATTTATATACGTAAACCAAAAAATAAATTTTATGTTACAAGTTATTATTGTTCTTGTTTTAGCCGTAGCGGCATTCGTTGCTTTTTCTCTTAGGAAAAAATCATCTCATGATGATGTAAAAACATCTAGCCCTGTTAATCCAATTGTAGTTGAAAATGCAACTCCTGATCCAACAGTATTTGTCCCAGTAGTAGAAGAACCAATTGCTACTCCTGAGCAAAAAGCAGAAAGAAAAGCAAATGCTGCTAAACAAGGAGCCGCTAAAAAAACTGCTGCTAAAAAAACAGTTGTTAAAAAAACTAAGTAAGTAGTATGGAAAAAGTTACGTTAAAATTACAAGAATTTTATTCTTTAGAAAGTGAATTAAATGGAGTAGTTAATAATCAAACTGGTGAAGTTGTAGCTAAAGGTTTATTAAGTGAAAAAATTAAACTAACTACAAAGTACTGGCTACACGATTTATCCAAAAAAGTATCAACTGAAAAAGAATCAGTAGAAAAACTTAAGGAAGAATTAATTAAAAAGTACGGAAAAGAAGAAAACGGCCGTATTAATATTCCTGTCTACATCAACGAAGTAGTTGATGATGAAACTAAGGAACTAGTATCACGTGAAATCAATCCAGACTTTATTAGCTTCCAAAACGATTTTAATTCTCTTCTTCAAGAAGAACGTGAATTAGAATATCATCCATTCAAATTAGAAGAATTTGAAAATGTTGAAAGTGAAGGAGTATATAATACTTTCTTTAAATTAGTTAAAGTAGGTGAATAAAATTTCAGAAATATTTCAAGCGTGGGTAGCAGCAGCTAACCCAACACCTGAAGAACAAGCACTAGCTGAATATAGATCTAGTATTTGTGATTCATGTGATAAAAAAACTCATGTTCCTGCACTTAATATATTAATATGTAGCGAATGTGGATGTCCACTAAATAAAAAAGTATTTAGCCCTAGAGGTCCTGAAGCTTGCCCATTAGCTAAATGGGAAAAATAAAAAACGTTATGGCACAATTAACACAAGAAGAATTACAATCAGTTAGAGATTTACAGTCAAAGTACAACCAAACATTATTTGAAATTGGTGTAGCAGAAGCACAACGTCTATCATTATTAGAACAGGTTGAAAAACTTGAATCTAATAAAAAAGTATTATTAGGTGATTTAACTACAATCGAACAAAAAGAAAATGATTTAGCTAAATCCCTCCAGGAAAAGTACGGCACTGGCTCAATCAATCCAGAGACTGGGGAAGTAATGCCTGTCCAATAATATTCCGCGTTTTGTAATGATTTTTTGATATTTATCGATAGGTCAATCCTATTAAATTTCAAAAACAATTATACAAAATGGCAGAAAAAATTTTATCTCCTGGCGTATTCCAAAATGAATCTGACCAATCGTTAGTTCAAAGGGGTATTGTAGGTTCAGCAACGGCTATTGTTGGTCCAACTGTGTTGGGTCAACCATATGTTCCTACTTACGTTACTTCTTACAGTGAATTTGCACAAAAATTTGGAGAATCATTTAAAAGTGGTAGTTACTATTACGAATACTTTACATCATTAGCCGCTAAAGATTTCTTTCAAAATGGCGGACAGACATTATTAGTTACTAGAGTTATTAGTGGTAGTACTGGTCTTAGTACTTATGCTTCTGCTAGTGTTTCTTCAAGTAATAATAGTGCTTCATTCCAACTTGAAACATTAGCTTGGGGTGATGTAATGAATAACGTTAGTCCTATTAACGCTGGCGCTTTAGCTAGTGGTAGTTCAACTAATGTTCGTTGGGAAGTTACACAAGTAAATACAGGTAGTGGTACATTTACTTTAGCTATTCGTGCCGGTAATGATAACACTGCTCAACCTAACTATTTAGAAACTTGGTCTAATTTATCATTAGATCCAGGATTACCAAACTATATTTCTCGTGTAATTGGTGATATTAGACCTGTTTATCGTTTAGATACTGATTTTAATCCATATATTGACTCTACTGGTTCTTATACTAATGCTTCTCTCTATGTTAGAGTTAAATCAGTACTTGCTCCTCAACCAGATTCTATTGACAACAACGGCAATTACAAAACAGGATCATATGCTGCTGGGTTACCAGCTGTAGGAAGTGGTTCACTTGCTGGTGCTTTTGCAGGTGGATTAACTAACGGTGCTGCATCTCCATCATTATTTAATGAAAATGTTTCAACAACTAATGTTCAAGGATTTGCACCTGCTGATTATAACACAGCATTTAACCTATTAGCTAATAAAGATGAATATAGATTCAATGTATTGTTAGCCCCAGGTGTTGGTTTAGATAATGCTGCTTCTTCAAGAATGATTTCTATTTGTGAAGAGCGTGGTGATGCAATCGCAATGGTTGATTGTAAAGTATATGGTGCTGTAGTATCAAGTGCAGCTGCTGCTGCTTCAGGTCAATCAAGCAATTACGCTGCAACATATTGGCCTTGGATTCAATTATTCTCAACAGCATTAGGTCAGAATGTATGGTGTCCTCCATCAACAATAATGGGTGGTGTATTAGCATTTAACGACCAAATAGGTGCTGAATGGTTTGCTCCTGCAGGTTTAAACCGCGGTGGTGTTCCTTCAGTATTACGTGCTGAAAGAAAATTAACTCAATCAGATCGTGATGCATTATATTTAGGTAATGTTAATCCATTAGCTACATTCCCTGGAGAAGGTGTTGTAGTATTTGGTCAGAAAACATTGCAGAAAAAATCAACAGCACTTGATCGTGTAAACGTTCGTCGTTTATTGATTGCATTGAAAGATTATATTGGTCAAGTAGGTAATACTTTAGTATTTGAACAAAATACTCAGGTAACTCGTAATAGATTCTTATCTCAAGTTAATCCATATCTTGATTCAGTAGTACAACGTCAAGGTTTATATGCTTATAGAGTAGTAATGGATGAATCAAATAACACACCTGATGTAATTGATCGCAATCAATTAGTAGGTCAGATTTATATTCAACCAACTAAGACTGCTGAATTCATTATCTTGAACTTCAACGTACAACCAACCGGCGCTACATTCCCTGCATAGGGGAATGTAGTTATTAATATTTATTAATAGCAACTAAACAACAAGATAAAAATGGCAACAATTTCGGCAAATGAAATAATGTTTACAGCGTTTGAACCTAAAGTTCAGAATCGCTTTATAATGTATATTGACGGTATCCCAGCATATTTGATTAAAGCAGCTGCTGCTCCTGGATTCGAAGCTAGTGATATTGTTTTAGACCATATTAACGTTTACCGTAAAGTAAAAGGTAAAGTTAGATGGAATGACATGCAGCTAAGCCTATACGATCCAGTAACTCCATCTGGTGCACAAGCAGTAATGGAATGGGTACGTTTATCACACGAATCAGTAACGGGTAGAGATGGTTATTCTGACTTTTATAAGAAAGATTTAACATTAGACATTTTAGGCCCAGTAGGTGATATCGTAAGTGAATGGATTATTAAAGGTGCCTATGTAAAATCATCTACTTTCGGTGAATACGATTGGGCAAACGAAGCAGCAATTAATTTAACTGTAAACATTGCGATGGATTATTGTATCCTCAACTTCTAATTTCTTATTTATATTTTTTATTTTAAAGACGTTTGCTTTAGCAAGCGTCTTTTCTTTTAATATTTATAGGTATGGGAGATTTATTAAATTCATTTAAAATAACAAATCTAGACCTAGAAAATTCCGACCCTACTGGATTGTTTAGGTTAGATACTATTACACAGTATGGCCCTCTAGTTACAGGAACACCAACCGCTAATGGAACTACCTCTATTAATCCAGGTCCGGCTCGTAACTTTTTTCAAGATTTTATTTCTACTAATACTTACTTAGAAACATATAAAAGAACTGTAGGATATAGTAAGATAGAAAAAGTATTTGAACTTTCTAACTTTGAATCTCTTTCTACTTTTCCTGGAACTATAACATCATATCCTGAAACAAATACTGGAACTCCTAATAAAGATGCTAATCCAGGAGCTCCTAAACAATATGTACCTAAATTCTTTCCTGATAGTACTTATTTAAAAACACATCAAAATAAAGAATATTCTTTATTACGTGTTGGATTTGATTCTTCATATCTTGATCTAGAAAACCCACTACCAGGAAATAATTTTCGCAGATCAGATACTATTACACAATATGGTCCTCTAGTTACAGGGGCACCAGTATTAAAAGTACTTCCTGGCGAAGGTAATTCTATTCCTATTAATCCTGGTCCTGCTCGTAACTTTTCTCAAGATTTTATTCCTAATAGTACCTATTTAGAAGCATATACAAGAATCGCAGGATATAGTAAGATAGAAAACATATTTGATCTTTCTAACATTGAATCTCTTCTTTCTTTTCAAGACCCAACATCATACCCCCAGTATATAACTGGTACTCCTACTACTAAATCCAATCCAGGTCCCTTTAATAAATTTAAACAAACATTTAATCCTGAAAATGTTTATTTAATAAATAATCCTATTAGAGGAAGAGGCCGATTAAGAAGTACAGTTGCTAATACTAATTTAGATGTTGAAAACTCTAGAGTAGATGGAGGTATTCCTTATAAAGAAGATAAAGACCCAACATTATACCCAGAAACAGTTACAGGAACTCCTACTACTAGATCTAATCCAGGTCCATTTAGTAAATTTAAACATAGTTACGAACCACAAAATACATATCTAGATGAAATTTCAAACAATAGTGAAGGTAAATTAATATCTACTGTAGCTAATACTAATCTAGATGTTGAAAATAAACTTCCTAATGGTGGTATTCCTTACAAACAAGATAAAGATCCTACAAGGTATCCAAAACGAGTAACTGGTACCCCTAATGCAGATTTTAATCCTGGAGCTCCTGAAAAATTCTATCAGGAATATAATCCACAAAAAGAATATTTAGATAATGTAGGAGAGGGAATATTAGATCTTACATTTGACAGTACTAATTTAGATGTTGAAAATGAATTCCCTAATGGTGGTATTCCTTATAAACAAGATAAGGATCCAACAGCACCTAAAAATACACTAGCAACAGGTACCCCACTTAATAATGGTGTACCTGGACCATTTGCAAAATTTAATCAAGTATATAATCCTGAAAATACATATCTATCAAAAAATCCAATTAAAACTATAGAGAGTAAACTAAGTGAAGGGAGTATTCCTGGTTTAAATTCTGATCCAAAAGTACTTGATAAAACAGAATTAGATAATGTAAGAAGTTCAAATAATAGAAATTCTAGCGCATTTAAATATAGTACATTTGTTGATTCTCTTACTGTTGCTCCACCATACAGAAAAAATAGTAATTTATTGCATCTTATTTTAACTAATAATGATAATAATCAAAAAATTATTAAGTATGATGCCTATGATTTTACTAGGCTTGATAGAGAAAGTCCACTTGTTGGAAAATATATCCTAGAAGGACGCAGTGGCTTTATATATGATGGAATAACAGGAGGAATCCCATACAAACCAGATGAAACTGACCCAACAATATACCCAGTAACTTCATTAAAAGTAGGAAGTGTAAAAGGATATAATGTTGTTACTGGACGCGGCGCAACTAAATATGCTGAGCCTTACGACCCACCTGCTAAACCAGATGATAGAAGAGTTGGGTTATCGAGTAGAAAGCCTACATATTTAGAATATATACAAAACTTTATATAGTAGAGTGGTAATTATCTTTCTCTTTCGTATATTTATATATACACAAATAAAATAGTTTATGGCTGAATTAAAAGTTCCAACAGAGATTGTTTCGCTTCCATCGAAAGGTTTACTGTATCCTGAGACATCTCCACTAGCTAAAGGAGAAATTGAAATGAAGTACATGACGGCTAAGGAAGAAGATATCCTTACCAATACCAACTTCATTCGTCAAGGTACTGTAATTGATAAGTTATTACAAGCATTAATCATCACACCAATTGATTATAATGAA